TACGATGCTATGATAGCATTGGAACAAGCAATCTCAAGAAATACAGAGAAGTGGGACGCAATAAATACTTGGACGTCTGAAACACAAGAATCTGATACTACAGGAACACACCCAGGTAACATAAACCGTTTACAACTTCAGCAGCAGATGGAAGCAGACGATTTAAAAGCGATGAGGAGCTCCCTAGCTCGAGGAGATAGTCCAAACTCTTTTTATGTTCATGATACTCATGTAGAGCGAGCTCTTTTACAAATGGGAGCAACAGGATTTACTAGTCAAAGTGATGTTACAGGCGTAGGCTCATTTGGTACCGAATCTGCAGACCCTACAAATGCTCAGAAGTTAGGCAGTATGTTTGGAAAAGATAGTGCTAAACTTACTGGAGAAAAGAAAGAAGGCTTCATGAGTAAGCTAACCGGATTCTTTAGTGCTGACGCCCCATGGATGACTAAGTTAGGAACTTTTTTCAGTGGAGATAGTGAATTTCTCTCAGGATTAAGTGGTTTATTTGGCGGATTAGGTGATATATTTGGACAACTCATGGGCGGCATGGGCGGTGGTGGAGGCTGGAGTAGCCTTATTTCGATGGGAATGAGTATGTTTGGCATGGCTAATGGAGGCATAGTAAAAGGAGGCTTCCGCAAGTATGCAAAAGGAGGTATAGCTACTAGCCCAACACTTGGTATGGTAGGAGAAGGTAGATATAATGAAGCAATAGTACCTCTACCAAACGGTAAAGCCATACCTGTAGATATGAGAAGTAGCGCACAGACTAATAATGTAACTGTAAATGTTTCGACTGATGGTCAAACTCAAGTAGAGGGCGGAACAGATACTGAAGGAATGGGAAGAGCTATTGCTAAGGCTGTTCAAGAAGAATTACAAAATCAGAAACGAGCTGGTGGAATTCTTAATAGGTATGGTACAGCATAATGGCAATAGGATTCACAACTTCATCAGCATTTGGCAGTAAAGCGGTTCGTCCGGATAAATCTTTAAAAAGATCCTCTAAACCAAAGATTCATTTAGCTACTTTTGGTGATGGATATGAACAAAGACTTGCGGATGGGATTAATTCTGTAAAAGAAACATATAATGTATCTTTTCAAACCAGACCAAAAGCAGATATAGATGATATTGTAGGATATTTGGATTCTTTAAAAGGAGTCACAGCATTTAATTTTACTATTCCTGATAGTAATAATAGCGGGGAAACTACAATTAAAGTAGTGTGTGATAGTTTTGATATTACTTACGATTACGGAGACTTTTATAGTGCTTCCGCAAAATTTAGAAGAGTTTATGAAGCATGACAGATTTAATAGAAGCAGTACAGAAACAGGACCCAGGCAGCGCACTGGTAGAGCTTATCGAGCTAGAACTTTCTAGTTCTACTATTCTATACTTTCATTCGGGAATTGATGACGATCTAACCACAGTACAATTTAGAGACAAACTTCCCACTGATAGTACTTATACTGCGAGGTCTTATACTGCTATCCCTATAGAATTAAAAGGGCTTGAAAAAAATACAGATGGAGCCTCTTCTCGCCCTACTTTAACTATAGCGAATATACTAGCAACCTTTAGAGGTGCTTTAGGTACTTTAACTAATAAAGATTTGGTCGGAAAAAGAATACTTAGACGACAAACTCTAAAAAAATATTTAGTAGGTGAGAGTGCTGACTCAGGAGCTTCAAGTCCTCCTATTGAGTTTCCTTCAGAAAAATTTCTAATTGATAGAATTGCAAGCGAAAATAAAGTAGCTATAACTTTTGAGTTAGCTTCAGTTATGGATTTAGAGGGAGTAAAACTACCTGGAAGAATTGTTGTAGGAAAATACTGTACTTGGGAATACCAAGGAGTAGATAATAATAGGGGTGGTTGTACTTGGAAAGAGAACAGCCAAATACAGTTAGGTACTACTAGTCATAAAGCTTATTTCACTATAGATGATGAGCCTATAATACCTAGCACAGAAACTTTTACAGCTTGGCAGGCTGGAACAACAAATGCAAATACTTTAGTAACTAAAACTGAGGCTATTAATGGAGTTAATTATACAATTAGATGGAGAGCTAATGTCAATACTGCTTCTGAGCCACAAAGAGCCGTACAAAACGAAGACTGGACCAGAGTAAGAATTTATACAACTTATGGCTCTGGAACTACTTATACTTATAATAGTGATGATTATCAATATGTAGAACATAGCAATACAATTTGGAGATTAGCTAAAACTAGTACAGGCAATGCCCCTTCTACGGATTCAATATATTGGGTAAGAGGGGATGTATGTGGAAAAATATTAGATTCTTGTAAATGTAGATTTCAATGGCAACCTAAGTCTGGATCAACAACCGTTCCAGCATTTGAAAAAGATACATCAATAGCGATGCCTTTTGGAGCGTTTCCAGGAAGCGAAAAGTATCGATGATTAGTTCTACAATTCTTTCTTCTATGTTTGAGCATTTTGGAAGATGTGCTCCGAAGGAGGGTTGTGGTGTTTTAGCAGTAAAACGAGGAAAATTAAAATGGATTCCGTGCACTAATGTAGCCATGGAAGATCATGACTTTGTATTAGATCCGGATGAGTATTTAAAAATATATTATACTCATGAAATTATAGGAATAGTACATAGTCATGTTCACTCTTCCTGTGAACCTAGTGAGAATGATATAAAATATTGTAATACTACAGGAATACCGTATTATATTTTTAGCTATCCTAGTATGGATTGTTATAAATTGGAGCCGCAAAATTATGAACCGTAAAGTATATTTAGTTGGAGAAATAGAAAAGAGATTTGGCTCTGAGTTTTCTATGAACGCTAATTCTTATGAGGATATACTTAAATGTATTGACTGTAATCGTCCCGGATTTAGGGAATATTTAATTGATTGTCATACTGAAGGAATAGGTTTTACAATTAATTTTGCAGGTAAAGATATTGAAAAAGAAGATTTAGTTGTCCCTATAAAAGAAGGAGATGTCACTATTACTGCAATTCCTGCGGGATCAGATATGAGTGATGCGATGAAGATAATAGCCGCAATAGCATTGATATGGGTAGGCGGCTGGATGGCAGGGTCTGAAATACTTGCCGTGCAACTAGCGGGCCAAGTAGCAATGGGCGTAGGAATAAGTTTAGGTATGCAAGGTATACAAGGTATGCTAGCACCAGATCCTGCAACTGAAGCAGAAGAAGAAGAAGGATATTTATATACAGGAGATACAAATATAATAGTAGAAGGGGATCCTGTTCCTTTATTATACGGAGAACTCAGAATCCCAGGACAGCCTATTTCTGCAGCGGTATCTAATTCTACTACGGGAGGAGGTCTTACTCCTACAGAGTCACATGCAACAGTTCATGCAGTTGTAGGAAATTATCAAAATACTACTATTACTCAAATATTTGATCCAACAGCAGATAATATATTCAGTGGAGAATCTTTGGGCGGGGATTACTGGAATCCAAACCAAAGTTAGGAGAGATAAATGGGCTGGACAGATGGAATGATAGATAATGATACTTCGGCGGATTCGAACTTTAGTACTATTAATAAAAATCAATATCTCTCCATTATAGATGTTTTATCGGAAGGGCCTATTGAGGGGTTACCCAATGGTGCGGCTTCAATATATTTAGATAGCAATGTTGCGTCTGATCAAGGTTCTGCAGCAAGAACATTATCTAATGGACGAGGTGTTTTTACTTTTAATGGCACCACTACAGTAACTACTTCATTAGTTACTATTCCTAATTTTAGTGGACCAGCATCCATTTATGGATATAAATATTTAAGAGTATTAAATTATTCTACTAAAACAGGTACAAATGCCGTTAGAGCAAATACTACTACAACTCCTTCGATAACAATTACAACTCCTAGTGCATTTTTTATAGATGTAATGAAACAAGATCTTACCGAGTCTCCTAATAATCAAGCCATGGTTCGATTAGAAATAGATGGACAAACTTTTTTTAATGGGTATATAACAAATATTACTTCCACTACAGTGGCTACTGCGGTTCCTGTAGGCGGTGTTATGCCAAATAAATTTGAAGATAAGACTTCTGGAGAGTATTCTGTAATTATAGATGGATCTTTTAAAGTCGAATCTATTAGTAATAATACTTTAACTTTGTATTCAGATTCTAATGTTCCTACAGGTAATTTTTCTTGCGATCTTTCCCATTCAGAACATTTTGGTAGTTTTGCAAATAATAGTGTAATTTCAGATACTACAAAGTATACGGGATTTTCATATCAATTTAGGAATGGTACTTTATATCAGCCCGCTATAAACGATATATACGGGGGCTCAGGGGCTACTTCTATTACTAAAACTCATTCTTCAGCATTGGACTATGCTGACTCTGGTACTGGTTGGCCAAGTATAACAGGAGGTACTCCTGTATATTTAACTTCATCGTCTATGAATCTTAGTGTTTCTACTGCTCGTCAGGTAGATGAAGTTAGGCTTATATTTAGTTATCCTGCTTTAATACAACAAAGTAACTCTACACAAGAGAAGTATCATGGTATTCAAGCGTATAAAATTGAAATAGCTATTGATAAGGGAGAGGGGTATGATAGCCCTGTACAATATCAAAACTATAAAGTAGATGGTGAATTCTATTATCATAGAGGGTTTCAAAGTAATTCTTTCTATATTGAAGAGACTTTAGATCTTGAAAGATTTAAACCTTTTAAAGATTTTCAATTAAAAATTACTAAAGCTACTCGTGATGATGTAGGAATAAATGAAGACGGTACTTATGATGGGGAAGGTGATAATACTGTTAGTCTGACTTCAGTTTTATCAAGTACAGTTTGTATATTAAAAGAAAGATTTACTTACCCTTGGACAGCTTATGCTAATATAAGAGTTGATGCAGAGAGCTTTAATAAAGTACCTAAAAGATCCTATCAATGTAGGGGTAGGCTTGTTCTTGTCCCTTCCAATTATGTTACTAGAGAAGAAAGTGATGACGGAGTTGCTAATTATAAAAGAAATCCTTCTACTGGGGTTGTTCATGCCACTGATGAGCAAGAT